GAACTTCGGGAAACGCCTGTATATAACTCTATCATTGAAGCGGTAGCACTTGGAAATACAACTTTAAACAATATCAGTCAAAAGTCACTCATTGAGGATACTTCCAAAACAAGCGTTTATTTAAAAAATCTGATTGAACTCGGCATTGTGGAACGAGAATTTTCTGTTGATGCAAAGATAAAAGAACAGGCAAACGGTAACAGAGGAACATATAAATTAACAGATAACTTCTTCCGATTCTGGTATGCATTCGGTTTTGCAAATTTTTCACAGCTTGAGGACGGAGATGTTGACGGCGTTTACGAATATATTGTAAAGCCCGAACTCCATAAATTTGCATCAGTCGCATTTGAAGATGTATGCCGTGAGTTTGTTCGGAAAATGCAGAAAAATAACGAACTGCCGTTCCGATATTCCAAAATGGGACGGTGGACAGGAAAGACAACAATAAGGGATAAAAACACAGCAAACGGACTTAGAATCGGAGAAACAGAAATAGATATTTTATGTATCGACCAAAAAGCAGAAAATTATTTAGTTGGGGAATGCAAATTCAAAAAAGAAGCATTTACCTATGCAGAATATCTGAACACACTTGCAAAATTAACACCATTGAAGGAAAAGACACAGTTTTATTATGCATTGTTCTCTGAAAACGGTTTTGATGAAAAGATAACAGCCGATACAAAATCAAGTGGCACACTTCTCTTTTCCCTTGAACAAATTGTCAATTACAGTTGACATATATTTTGAATTAACCTAAAAACCGCTCTCGAATATGAGGTATAATAATAGCAAAAATATAATTAAGCCTAAGCGTTTGCAGAGTGCTTTTTATAAGAATTTATATTCACACAGAAAAATGACAAGCTGAGATTTTTCAACTTGTCATTTTTATTTTTGGTCATGGTTATTTAATTATTTGAATGGTTTTGCAAAGCTGCAAAATTTATTAACATAGCTTGATTAAAATTTTAATCAGGATTTTATGCATTTACATAAGAAATTATCACATTAAGATGTAACGGAAAATCTGCTTTCACACGCTTTTCTATGAGCTTCTTCTCTGCGTCTGTTTTTGCGTCCGAAATTTTAATGTCCACACGGTTTCTTGTGGGAGCTTCAGCAATTATAAAATTTTCCACACCGTAACCTCTGACAATTCTTTTGAAATCGTCGGGAGTGCATTTTCCGCCGACCTTCTGCTCAGATATTTTAAGCATTTCCCTTCGTTTTTCAAGCGGATAATCGGCATTGATTTTACCGACAAATCTTTCCCTTTCGGTAATCCCACAGTTTTCCGCTGTGTCAATAAACAACTCCCGTTCCATAGTTTCAAGCATATCAAATTCCGTGTTCAAACCCTCCGCATATGCCAAAAGTTCCGCTCTGATATTTGATTTTGCCGTAACTTTGTAAAGCCCCGTACTTTCTAATTTGGTTTTCATCGAATCAAAGCTGTTCATCACTTCACCCCAATCGTAACTGTACCGACAGTAAAACATTGCGACTTTGCCACCGTCACATCCTGCATATCCGTGTTCCAGTTGTAGTTGGTTATACAACCCGTGTCAATCAGTCTTGCACCGAGTTCCGACAATCTGAATGTTCCGCCGATAGGGATTGAATTCACATATTCCGCAAAGGCATTTTTGAGCAACTCCTTGACTTCACCTGAAGAATATCCGTCCTCCGCATAGGCAACAACACTCATATTGCAAGCGGTACGCTGGGCATTCGCCACAATAACATCAACATTAAACTCTCTCTGCTTTTCCAAAAGCGACTGAACCCTTGCAACAACATTCGTACCCAATGATGCATCCGCACCCGTAACATAGACATTAACCGTACCTACGCCCCTCACTTTGCCGACGGCACTCGCCTTTGCAACACCGTCAACCGTGAGTGCAAGCTGTTCGTAATATGCCGCATTCGTGCCGTTGGAGGTGTTTATATATGTATCTCTTATGCGTTTGCGAAGTTCATCGTCCGTTTCGGCATCGCAACCGCCCGTAAATTTCTCACGGTTTGTGACCGTTTCAATCTCTGTCGGCACACTCACGGGAACAACCGCACAACCAAGCCCGATATTACCGTTACTTCCCGCCTGTTCAGCCTCGGCATAAACACTCACAAGCGTGTTGCCGGCACTGATTTCTTCATCCTCGGTTGTCACAAAGCGAACAGGAACTGTATCAGCGGTAGCCACAACGCACCCCTTTGGAATTATAATATCGTGACTGCACGGCTGAGAAATATTGAAGGTAATTTCGCCCGTTGACTTCATCGCCTTTTTGCGTTCAATACCTCTCTGCGATGCGAGTTTGTCAAGGCATTCACCGCTTGCGCTCACTGCAAACATCTGTCTTTTCCACCATTCAAGATTCGTCTGTAGCTTAAAAATCTCGCCGGCAAGCACCTTGAGCCTGATTGCAATGTCGCTCACCTCGTTAAAGCTGTCACCCGTTTCATGCTCATAGGCATTCTTCATTCTGCCGTAAATTTCATCATAGGTTTCCATTTATCTGCACCTCCCTTGTAATATCGTCAACCGTAAGGTCAATCGTAATCTGTCTGCCAACCGACTTAACGCTTGCATAGGTATTTTTCATTTTTGCAAGCGATTCATTGGCAAGCAGTTCAGTCTGCTTTGCCGAGAGTGTTTTGTCCTGCAAAAGCACCTTTGAACCGAAATTTCTGTCATAGACAAATCCACCGAGTTTTGCCGAAATGCAAAGCACAGCCTGTTGAAATTTTGCGTCATTCCCCTCAAGCAATACCGTATTGCCCGAAGAGCCGATAACGATATCACCGTTTTTAATCATCGTATCCCTCATACTACACCGCCTTGCCGTTGATAAGAACCCTGCCGTCATTTTTCAGCACAATACTCGCTCCGCCCTTTGACGAGAGCATAACCTCGCCCTCATCAAGTTCAACATTTTTTGCAAGCACGCCAAGACTCACTTCGCCGTTAGCAAGCGGCAAAACAACCGCCGACTCTCCCACGGGAACAACGCTTGCAAAGCCATACGGCACGCAACATTTTATCTCCCTGTGTTCTTCCGAGGAATCCACCGAAACCGTGTTTCCCGAACTTTTCACACCGCCCTTTTCGGCTTTCGGGGCGGTAATCGAATTTTTAGTTATGTAATTCATCAGCCACATCGCCGTTCTCCTTTCCAAGCACAACCGTTGTGCTTTCACCGTTTTTCCCAAGTGAATATTTAATGCTTTTCACAATCAAGCCCTCTCTTTTTCCGATGAGAGAGTCATCAATCACAGCCCTTCTGCCGACAACTCCGCACAGACATTCTGCACATTCAAGCATTATTTCAAAGCTCTGCCTGTTGCCGTTTTCAATCATCCTGTCGGCTGTTTTTACCGCATTGTTGTCGAGAAAAGCGTTTACATATCTCACCCTTTTAATCCTGTCGGCAACGCATTTGTTGCTTATAACGCTCTTGTAACCGCCGTATTCCTCGGTGCGTAGTTTGATTTGCGAAATCACCTTGCACGGCTTTATGTACTCACGGAGAGATGTGTAGCCTACTCCGTTTCTGCCGAACACAATCGGCTTTGCACCGCCGTAAGTTCCGCACATCAAAGCAAATCCCGCACCCGTAATTCTCGGACTTTTCCCGTATCTGCCGTTGCAGAATTTTTCAAGCACCTGCCACTCGGTCATGCCCTTTTCAATTTTGATTGTGCCCATAAACGGATGTTCGTCACCGTCATATCCGACAATTCCGAACGGCTTTAAATGCCTTTCAAAAATGAACTTTGCCGCCGGGTTCACATATGTAACAGGCTCTGCCTCATTATCGAGAAGCCTTCCGGCAAGACTTCTTGCACTCAGCCTTACAATCGCACCGTCGGTTTTCACAATGCTGACAATCTCGTCAGCCTGTCCCACAAACACAAGCGACTTGCCGTCATAAGCCTCAAGCATATCGGCATTTCCGAACTTCTCGTCATACGGCACAGTCATCACAAGCTCATCGGCAGGCACATCGACATCTGCCGAAATTTCTGCCGTGAGAACATTTTTAATTTCACACCTTTTGCCGTTTTTATCAGTAAAAAAGTAAGTCAGCACAGCTTAACCCTCCTTGTTCCGAGGTTTTCATCGGGAAACTTAACATCGGGATTCAGTCGCACAAGCTCGTCAATTTTCACCCCTGTTTTGTATGCAATGTCCCACAGGGTTTGTCCGTTTTCACAGTCAAAATATGTAATTACCGTTTTCTGCTTTTTCTCCATAACCTCACGGAACACAAAGCTGTATTCAAGCACATTCGGCTTTGGCTCGCCCTTTATTTCAAGTTTTTCAAACACAGCATAAATGCTCGGCAGGTTTGGCACGGAGAGCACTTCTTTTCCGCTGTTTCTGAACACCTCAAACAGCCTTTCAAACTGTTCTGCACAATCCTCGCCGTACAGCTGTCCCGAACCGCTGATTTTCATATTCTTCCGCCCCATATCCTGAACGGAAGATTCGCCGAACGGACTTTTCATTTCTGCAACGCTCTTGTCACATTCAAAGCTGATATTCTGCGGATTGTGATGCCACACATATTCACCGAATTTCATCGGCACCGGTTTCATAGGCTTTTCGCCTCCTCTTCTTCGTCAAGTCTGCGACTGTAACGACGGCTTTCCCTTTCAAGGAATTCACCGAACATTTCGGTGTCTTTACCGCCGTTCTCAGACTCCGCAAGCCTGTAAAGTTCGTCTGAATTTTTATCATTCATATAATTTTCCTCTCATAGGCACTGATTTTCA